CAGAAAGATTTTTGGCATTGCTGGGCAGAGACGAGTCGTCAATCACACCGTAAATCTTATCAACTCCGGTCAGGCCAACAGCTTCGCAAGCACTAAAAATCTTGTAGATTTCGAACTTGCCAACTTCACTCTGGATTCCAAACTTAGCGGAAACATTGTTAGAGCGGCCTCCGGTGCTAGGCACAGAGATTTTAATGTAATAAAAATCAGTGTCAGGGGCGCCAATCTTGTTGTAGAAGTCAATGTAATGGGTATCCTTTTGGGAAAGCAGGCGAACATTACCAGCCTTCTGCTTCTTTTCCTTGGTAAAAGCCTCTACCTTGGAGGTATAAAAAACCTTGTCAGAAGAGAAAGTATCGACAAAGAAATGCTCCGTCGCAGCTTCCTTACTCACAACAACAACGGATTGAGTCTTATTCTCGCGGAGAATAGTCTCAGCCTTTTGTGTCAGGCTACCCTTATCGCCTTCGTCAACCAGAAGGGCGTAGTCACTCGATCCAAAGCCAGTAGGGTGAACGCGAAAAGAACTCTTCTTGTGCGGCCTAATGTTCTTATTCCTGTTCAGAGCGTAAGCCTTGTAGGAATCGTCGGGCAAAGAGAACGAGTGAACAGCCTTGCGATTTTTATTGAAATAAAAAGCGTTGTCAGAGAGAATCCTAGTAAGCCTGTGCTTCATCACAGAAGACAGCTTATTCATAAAGCTCAACCCATCAGAAAAAGAATCAAGCTCTTTCTGAACAGAAGCTGCGAGTTCGCTGATAAAAAGGTCGATGCGAGCAGTAATGAACTTCTTGCAGTGCTCGGTATACTCAAGTGACTCTCTGGAGTGATGCAGAGGAACAGAACCAACCGGAGCAAAAAGAACCAGTCCAACGCTCCAAGACCAGTCTCTAAGCATAGGGTGATCCAACGGAATGCAAGCGTCGATCTTGATGGGATAAGCAATGCCGCCCATCACAATGAAATTCTCTGTAAGGCTCGACACGCCCCACTTATCATTCTTAATCAGCCATTCAATTTTGTTAACCTGTAGGTTAACAGAGTATGAACTGCGGTCTTGAAAGCGTAAGATGCTGTTGAGCGCAGTTTGAAAAGAATTAATATCATCAGACTTGACCGCAACATTGATCTCCAAGCCAGAGGTCTCGTTAGACTTGCAGCGATTCAGCATCGAAAACCGAGTGTCGCCGTGCTCGTCAACGTAAACCATCACGGTCAAAGCCTCACCGCCGTGATAAGAGATAACCGTAAAAGAATCGGTGTAAGACAGGGGCGCAAAGCGACCGATACCAAACCCGCCAATGCAAGCGTTGTCAGAACGCTTGGTCGAGCGACCATACTTGGTATAGAGACCAAAGAGGTCAGCTTCAGAGAGGCCAGCCCCAAAGTCGCGGGCCTTGAAGACAGGCTCAACCTTGGTCGGGCACTGAATGGAGATGGGCCGCGAAGAGCCGCGATTCGCATCGAGCGCATTGGCGACGATCTCACGAACCGTAGCGAGAATCGGCTCAGAATAGTTGTTCCGCAGGAGAGAGGAGACGTACCTCATCTCCTGCTGGTCAATAGTAGCGATTTCGCTACGGAAGTCGTGAGACTCGACGACGTTCTTTTGGATGGATTTGACAATCATTGGAGCAATTTGATTACGCCCCTAATATGCCACAGGGCAGGGGCTTCGTCAAGACGTTTTCTTAACTTTTTCTGAAGAAAATTCCAGAATCTTCTCTTCCAGCCACTTGCGCTCAGTTTCTGACAGCACTTCGACCGCCAGAATGAAATCATCCTTGAACGAGGTGTTCGTAATTCTGAACTCCGCTTGGTATTTAAAATTCTTTAAAAATTCAGCGTTGAGAGCATTGTAGACAGCGTATACCTCTTGGACGCTCTTTGAAGAAAATACAGGATCGAACTTCATTTTTATGAAATAAAATTAATCTGAGATGATTTTTAGGAGATCGCTCTTCTTCTCTAGGTGATACCAGACCTTGCCGTTAGCCATAATCTCTTCGTCAGAGAAGCCTTCTTGCACAAGGTGGTTAATCATTTTCTCGTTCAAGATAAGAAATTCTACTTTTCTGTTTTTGAAATTTGGAATGATCGACGCAGAAATCTGTGGGGTCGTTATCGTGTAACCGATAATCTTTTCGTCTTCAGTTTCGTTTTCGATTTCAACTGGGCCGCTAGTAAAGCGCAGATTCTTTTTCGACAAAGTTTCTTCGACTTCGTTTTTAATTGTTATTAATTGGCTTTGCAGCTTGGAGGTTGCGGAGGATTTGATAGATGGCATAGTCTTTGTTTTTGAGTTCTACATCGAAAAATACAGAGCGACCATAAGAGTTAGGGACGCTAGAAGGCATGAGAGCGTGCTTGCGAGTATTGTCAATACCTTCTGAGTAATGAAAAAGAGGAACTGTGGGCCAAGTAGAGTAGGCAAGGTCGAAGTCGGCGCGGTCATCGTTGCCGTGATTGCAGAACTGACGGTGCAGGGAATCGTAAGTGATTGGAATGCCTGCGGTCAGAAAGAAATACTTGTGAAGGTTAGAGACAGACCAAGTGCCGTTAACGTTGTCGTTGACCTCTAGCACAAGGCGAGAACGAACGTTGCTGGGCAGGCGATTGAAGTTAGAAAGGAAACGCTGCGAAACCTCAGCAGGGTCGCCGTCTTGACGGCAGTGAATGTTGAGAGGAGAGCGGTAGTCGTTGGGCAAGTCGAGCAAGTCGAACAGGTCAGCGTGTGAGGCAAGGTCGGTGATGCTGTTGTTGACTGCGGCAACGTCGTTGCTGGTCAAGGTGATGTACTCTGAAGGGTGAGCAGAGACGCGAACGCCGGTAAGCTTGATGGTGCGAGAGATGGCGTCGAGAGCAGCGCGAAGGTCAGACCAATTAGGCAAATCTTGCAGACGTAAGTTAACGTCAGGATGGTCGATGACAGGGGCAAGAGAGGACGACAAGCGATAGCCAGCAATACCGCAATTGGCGCAGTATTGAATAGTTGCATTGGTAACGATGAAGTTGTTGAGGATGCGCTCGCTGAGAGTGCGAATAGCCTCGGCGCGAGGGAGCGCAAGGAAACGAGTCAGAGTCATAGTCTGGAACTTGATTCCGCGCTCGGCAAGAACGTTGGAGATGCAGCAAAGTGAGAGTTGCATACTGGTTAAGTTACGCAAGAATGTGCTTCTGTCAATAGATTTTTTTGATTATTTTTTCTTTCCTTAGCTATCGCTTTAAGTTCTGACCGAGTGACTAATTTTAAATTTTCTCTACGGTTGTCCATTCTGTTGCCATTGATGTGGGTTACGCAAAATCTTCTGCTTCTTTCGGGATTCCATCCCATTCTGTCCGCAATTTCCAAATGAACAGCAAACAAAAAATCCTGTTGGCATCTTAGGTGCAAGAATCCGTCATCATTTATCAAATCGGCTAAATGCGACCTCAAATCTTCATCTTCTGGAGAAAAAAAGATTTTTGATTGATCAATATTTTTAAACTGCCTATTGAAAAATTTATTGTGAATATACTTGTATCTAGTTGGAATGTAGTGGCCCATTTTTTTTATTAATTAGAAGTTAACTGTTCGATTTTTAAATTGTAGCAGCTTGAGGGGAAAACGTATTTGTCTCCGCGAGGATCGGGGTCGGCTTCTCCACTCTTATAAAATTCAGCTAAATCAAAAAACTTTTCTTTCTTAATGTAGCCGAGAATCCAGCCTCTGCTGTAATCCCCAAAGATGCTGGTAAAAAGATAGTAATCGCATTGCTGTTTAGTATTGTATTCTTTGACCGCGCAGTTGTGCCAAGGTTGGGGAACAACGTTCCGCTCCTTGGCTTTTATTTCAAATAAAAATAACTTGGGAGAGATCCAATCAAAATCGTAGCTTTTGTTGGACATGATTCTGCCGCCCCAAGTCTTCTGAACCATAAGATCACTCAAAGCTGCGATCTTTTGCCCGTGACCATTAGTGTCAGAATTTCTCAGCAAAGGTACTTGCGCCGCCCTGTCAAGGGCTTCGCTGACCATATCTTTAGTTATTTGGACTTCGATCATTCGTTTTTAGCCTATAGATTGAATGCAGTTTGCCAAGATAATTCTCTGCCGTCACTCTACTTTTATTTTCATATGAATTATTTGGGTTGTCGCCTTTCATGATCCAACCCCACCGATCTTTGGTTACTGCTCGGTGCAAAACTGGAATATCTTGAGTCGTCCATTCAGCCTTATACATCACAATGTCGCCTTCTTCGATGCTGTCATACGGCTGTTCAGAAGGGGGGATAATGATAACGTAATCGTAATCTTGTACGGTTGGGCGCATTGATCCTGTGGGCAAGACTAAGACTGGACGCCCCCCAGCTTGAAGTGATTTTATTTGCAATGAAACGGCTAGCGTTTGCTCGTCTTCAAAATAAAAAACTTCATATTCAGTCTTTTTTGGCTTATAAAGGTAAACAAAAACCAACAAAGCTGCCAAAGCGCATACTACTATCTTATTTATCAGATTCTTGTTCATGATTGAACTGGTAGAAGTAGTCCCAATTATCTTCCGCTTCCCATTTACTAGACCCTTCACAAGAAAACTCCTTATCAAAAACTTTCCAGTCTGGCTTCTTTTCGAATTTCTTTGAGATGAATGCGCCGCCGTCTTTCCAGAGAATTCTATTATTTGGTTGGAAAAACAGTTGGTTTACAGGTTCACCGTTGCTAGTTGAAAGCCCCCATATCAGATGCCCACATTTGTGACCTCCTGCCATTTCAGAGTAGCCGTATGGAGCATCTGGATTGTCGTGCCAATCAACCGTAAACAAATATTTGCCATTTACCCATTCACGATTTTTCAACTGTATCTTGACTGCTGAATTTTTGTGGTACTCGTATCTTGTGACTGATAGGGAATTGGAATAGCAGTCCCAAAGCTGGAGCCAATCTAATGGATAATTTTGATGGATTGGATCATTTACAAGATAGTGAATCGGCACTCTATCGTGACGAGAGCCATACTCTGTCATTATTTGAAAGGTTAAGCATCGTCTTGTTAAGCTTGTGATGCCAAGAACCTCGCACAGAACATAATCTGTAGTTTTGTTCTGGTCGTTGTAAAGGAAGTCGCTTTTTAAATAAGCGGCAAAGACAGGTATATTTGCGTTAAGATAAGGCATTATTGCTCGTCGTAGTAATCGTAGTAACGATCAAGCTGATCTTTGGCAGAAGCCTTGCGCTTTTTTTCTGAATAAAATCTATTGCCTTCACACCAAGAACAGCTTCCGTGATTTCGGCAAGACGTATCAAAAGCTTTGGAGCCGCGATATGCCTTACGCTTTTCCTTATTATGTTTAATGGCTTTTTCTAGAGACATAGTAGTTGATTATCCTTTCTGAAATTTCTTCTGGTTTTGGAATGCACCGAAAATTAATATTTAATGGGCAAGTTTGTGCTCTGAATTGTCTTAAACCATTTGGTGTTATGTAATATTTTAAATTACCAAGGCACTTTTCAAAGCATCTTCCTTCTATCACAGATAATTTGTGATCATACGATCCGCACCTGTACGGCTTATGCCATTGGTTATCAAAATAAGAATTAATTAAAAATATTTGCGTCCCTGTAGTTCCAGCTAGAACATACATTCCAGTATCAAAAGTCAAGTAGCAAGCGGCATTGTCCATTAGGTGCCAAGTTTCACTCAAAGAATTTGTTTGGCCCCGCAAATTTAAACCGTTATTTATTTGTAGATCGTGAGTGTATTGTGACGGACCTTCTAGCACAACAGGAATGCCTTTGCCGTTTAAATCATCTACTATCTTTTGCCACCCTGCTTTGCCAATATCTCTATCAGGACCGCGAATAGAAGCGTTAATCAAAACATAATCACTTATTTGATCGTTTGCAGTTCGTTTTTCTGGCAAAAAAATGATTTGCTCTTCTTCTGGCAAAAGAGAAAACCCGCATTTATTTGCGATAAACTGTTTAATGTTTATGTTGAACCATAAGGGGTCTGGTCCCGACAAAGGACGAAAACAAAACGGATTACCTTGCTGAGAATCAAAATCAAAATCTTTTAGAGAAAAGATTGAGTCTACGTAAGGGCTTGTCTTAAACAATTGTGGATGCTGGGTCACAACATCCACCTTTTGTTTAAAAACTGAGCTTAATTTTTTAAGGGTTGGGAAAAACCAAATTGCGTCTCCTAACCCAAACCAACTAGGCTCGGTTGACAGAACGATTTTTCTTTCTGGCATTTGTGCGCTTTTCTTGCTTCAGCTTATCCTTGGCGTACTTTTCCATTCCTTCTACGGTCATCACATCAAGCTTTGTTGTGATGTACTCGTAGAATTCTGGAAAGTTATCTCGCATCAACTTTAGATTAATAATGGTCGAACTTGCAGATGGGCGATTAAAAGAATTATAAAGAGTCTTGATGGCGTCTTGATCGCCTTCCATTACCAGCGAACGCAAGTTAGGGCTAAGGAAAAACGCTACCATGCAATCAAGCAGGCTTTTCGCCATTAAAGTTGTGGTAGTGGTGAAGTTATCTTGACTGACGAAAAATGTCTTTATCGGGATATTCCAAACGGACATCACCTCATCTCCATAGCAGATCTTAACGATAAGACCTTTTTCTTTAAGCTCTGACCAGATAACGTCTCCTAAACAGCTATGGCAAACCTCAAAAAAGTTTGAAACTTTCTTTTGAAATTCTACGGGTGTGGCAGATTCGTCTTCTGAACCAGCGATTTTTTGAGTTAGTTGAACGATGACTTTTTTGAAGTTCTTTCGGGTGATTTTCTTGCCGACAAAATCTTCGACATCGGTTTTAATCTTTGACAGTTCAGAGAAGACTTTCTCTTCCTGTTCTTTTTTAGTCATCATATTAGGCGTGAATTAGATTATCTAATTCGTTTTGAGTGATTTTGAGAACCCAGCCTTGGACATTTGTCCAATATTCGATTGAGGAATCAAAAAGATCTTTCTGTTTATTCTCTACAGAGAATGGCTCATCTTTGTAAAGAGTAATTGTTTGATAAGGAAGTCCAAGCTTTGGATTATCAGCAAGGACGGAAAAAGTCGATGTTGGCTTATAGTACTTTATCATTTGTGGAGAATAGTTCAATTGCGCCTTGGAAAAGATAGGAGTCTTGAGTCCAATAGTTATGGTTCATCCAGCCAGAAATGACAAGGCAATATTCCTTGAAAACATTTCCTTGTTGCTCTACGAGAAGGCAAGTATTTTTTAGCTCGCCTTCCAGAATATTAACATATAAATATGGATTTTTATCTGAAACAACATCAACCAAATAAGTCGATGTCAGGTTGATTCCAATTTTTTGAGCAGAAACATTTGGAATAACAAAACGAGCTTTATATTTCATGTTACGTTTAGGAATTTCTTGATTTGTGAAACAGCTTCATTCTTTTCTTCTACAGCCTTATCAAAGAAAAGCTGCTGATACATAAGATTGGTTTGAAATGCCAAGGAGTTTGCGTAGTTAACTAACCCATCTTTAAGTTTGTCGTTAGTGATGATTAGATTTTCTGGGATCTTATAGCCACATTTCTGGATTGTGTTGGCGCAGTCGGCGTCGAATAGCATTACAACATCAGACATCAGAGCCTCATAGAAGCGGTTGGCAAGAAAAGCATAGTTAGTGTGAGTATGCTCGTCTTCCATATAAATTGAATATTTAAACTTGCGGAGGTCTTCGTTGTTCTTTTGCCATTCAAGCTTTGGCATATAGTTGCAATCGCAACCAAGAGCTTGGAACTTCTTCCAGTTTTTGCTGGAAGCTGAAAGGAAAACGCCCCTTGTCAAGAACTTCTTAAAAGATTCTGCCCGCCACTTGCGATAAGTTCCATAATAAATAACCCCATTCTTATCTGAGCAGTTTACTGGGGTTCTTTCTGGATCAATAATCAAAGAGTTTAAATTAACCGTGAGCCACTTGTGAATAAAGTCGTTAAGTTTTCTATTTGCGATATTCTTGTTCAAAATCCAATGGCGATATCCTTCTCTTGGATTGTTGCAGATCATATCGTACACTAAGCCCATATTGATTACGCCCCAGCGCAAAAGCTGATTGTCTTCAACGTCGTGATCATTTACGAGCCAAACATAACGCGCCTTTGGGTTCTTCTCAAGGATTTGCCTGTAAGGTACATGAGGCATGTAAGGCGAAGCATAAGCGCAAATGATTACATCGTATTGCTTGGCAAGCACTTGTGGAAGTGCGTACTCGCCATCAAGAAGATCCGCCCCTAGAGCGTGCTTCAAAATCAGGCTATTGCGGCAATGCACGATAGACGTATCGCTGTAGTCTTCGGCAAGGGGCTTGCGTTTACTGGTCGCTTCGATAATTAAAATATTCATGCTTTACAAAAATCTCCTTGCTCGTTGGTATAGTATATTTCTTTGAACTCGACATCTTTCAATAGCTTTTGGCAGTGTTTGCAAGGTTTGCCCATTGCCAATTTGTCATTCCTATCGATTCGAAAAGTAACCAAAGTATTTCTGGTGTGATCAACTTTACCCGATTTAATGATCGCACAAGCTTCTGCGTGAAGTCCACTCCCATCAAAGTAACCATACTTTTGGTTAATTGGGTGCGACTTTTTAGAGTTCTTGCCAATCGAAACAATTTTGTTTTTATTTAAGATGAATGCGAAATGACGGCAGCGCAAGTCAACCCCATCATAGATGATTAGGCTTCTGGCTATCTGAACCAATCTTTCAAACCTCATTCCCTATGGGAATACGATTTCTCAAAACTTGTCAAGCCTTTTTGAACTTCAGTTTTAGAAAAGCGTCATTATCTTCCATAACCTCCGTAAACCCATAGGTTTTCAGCAATTTTAAGAAAGCGTTGAGCCGCTTTCTCTTTTTAAATACATTTATAAATATCTCAGGGTATTTGGAGTTGGCAAAGACCTCGTATACTGAATTTTTAATCTGTTCGCTCTGATAGACCTTGGGATCAGAGAATACGTAACTTAACTCCGCAGACAAGCTAGTTATCTGTCTAAAAATCAAAACACAAAAAATGGCTCCATTAGGAGCCACGTAAACTATAGAGTTTTTTGAGTTGTTTTGAATATTAACGGCAATCTCCTTAAAAAACATAGAAGGAGACACGGTAGAAGTGATTCCGAATGCCCCTTGAGCTTTTATAGCTAACCTTAGAACTTCTGGAATATCATTGGTTCTTAATGGGCGAATCTCAAAGGATTCTATTTTTATTTGGTTTTTAGTACCCATAAGTGTAATATAATCTAAAGGTAAAAGGAAATGTCAAGGCAGTCTAATCAAAAGATCAATGCGGAGCTTTTCTCACTAGAGCCAACAGCTTTATTGGAATTCTTCGTCATTTATTATGATTACGTTAATCAGCCTGATGAGAAACTTTACATTCATGGCGGAACTAATGGAATACAAGGGTCAATTTATTGGCAAGGTCAAGAGTATTCGCCATTTCCAATTCAAAGCTCAGGGTTCGAAAGCAAAGGCGACGGAAGCTTGCCTAGGCCCAAACTAGCTGTATCTAATCAAGACTTTTTTATATCTAATTTACTCAGAAGACACAGCAATCTGATTGGAGCTAAAGTAGTTAGAAAAAGAACATTTTTAAAATTTTTAGATAATCAGAACTTTTCTGAAAGCAGAAATCCTTATGGCTCCGCAGATTCGACAGCGGGACTGGAAGATCAAGTATTTTTTATACTCAGAAAGTCTGCTGAAACTAGATCTATAGTGGAATTTGAGTTGGCTTCGCCACTTGAATTAGAGAATGTCACCTTCCCAAAAAGGATCGTGATGTCTCGTTATTGCTCTTTTCATTATCGTGGGCTTGGTTGTAGATATTCTGGCCCACCAATAGCAGATGAAAACGATGTAAGAATATCTTATGCTACAGACATGCGCGCTGGATTGATCAGAAGAAAGTATAGTAATGACGGCTCTGCGCCGTCAAGCGCAGATGATTTTACTGCAAAATTAGCAGCTTCTACGTCTCCTTCTGAAACAGTAACCGCAAATGCGACAGTAGACAATGAAACGTCAAAAAGTTACGAATTCATTGGTTATTTTAGAGTTGATCGTGGAGAGGCTGGAAGATACTTTCTTGGCGTTGATCCTGATGACGCAGCCGATATTTTATTAAATGGAAGAGTCGTCGCTAGCAGCTATAGTGGAGGCAATCAAAATGGCTCTGCCCCAAAAGGAACTCAAGTTATTCAAGAATGGCTACAAGAGGGCAATCACAGAATTTTAATTCGTTTCTGTGCCGCCGCAACTTCTCCGCAAGGTTTAGGCTTGTACTACAAAACTCCTGGATCTGATACTTGGACTGCAATACCAGCATCAAGATTTTATTACGATATTGATGAAACTGGGAAAATGACAACTAACCAAAGATTTAGCAAAGACATATCTTTATTTAAAAATGTTGCTTTAGACGGTTATTCTTTATTTGATTTTGGTTCGGGAGATCGAGCCAAATGGAAATTAAAAACTCAGTATAGAGTTGGCGATTTCGTTTATTTGGAAAACTTTAATGTAAAAGTCCCAAAGCAAGATATAAATGCTATCCCAAATTGGGAGCCGTTAAATAAAGTTTATATCTGCATTAAAGACCATACAAGTTCGTCAAATAATCACCCATTTTTTAATAAGGTTTATTGGTTGGCGGATCAATGTTCAAGAACCTTAACTGGATGCTCATTTAGATTTGGCAAGCAAACCTCATTGCCATTTGGTGGATTCCCAGGAACAGAAGAATATTCAATTAATCAATGAAAACTATTGTTGAACACGCTGAAAAATCTGACCTTGAAGTTTGTGGCTTTATTCTTGTTGAGAATGGCGAGTTAAAAACTGAGCCTGCAAAAAATATAGCTGTGTATGAAAATGATGTATTTGAAATACATCCACTTGAAATTTTACGCCACATTAGAAGCGGCAAGCTGGCTGCGATCTACCACACGCATCCTCAAACAGAAGAGAAGGAATCTAAGTTTGATAAATTTAATTGTGATAATTCTTGTATTCCCTATGTAATCTATAGCAAGCAGAGTAATAAATTTAATCTTTTGGTTCCAAGAAAACCTCACGTAAAAAAAGAAAACTTAGAATTATTAAAAAAGCATTATGACTAATGTTTATTTATACGGTGAGTTGCAAAACAAATTTGGAGATGAATTTAGATTTAACATAGGTTCGGCAAAAGAGGCTTTGCTTGCAATCAACGCTAATAGAAGAGGCTTTCTGGATGAGATAAAAAAGTTAGGAAGCAGAGGAATTTTTTATAGAGTTGTAGTCGATGATCAGGTCATACAAGATCCAAAAGAACTAGAAATAACAAAAGTCCCGCAAGAAGTTCATATTGTTCCTATTGTTTGGGGAGCAGGAAAAAATGGAGCATTGATCGCCATTGGTGCGGTTTTAATGATAGCTACTGCTGGTGCAGCGGGATTTTTAGGTCCGGCTTTTAGTAGCGTTTTGGGAGGCATAGGATCAACAACTGTTATGGGTGCTGCTGGAGCAGGCTCATTTTCTGCGCTTGGCACTGCGCTTTTTGGCATAGGTGCAAGCTTGGCCCTTCAAGGCGTAATGGGGCTATTATATCCACCACCAAAACCAGACTTTAATCAAGAAGTTGCGGCAGGCGGCAAGTCTTATTTGTTTGGAGGCAAATCCAACAATACATCTCAAGGCCAAGCTGTTCCAGTTGGATATGGCAGACTGTTGATAGGAAGCTCGCAGATCAGCGCGAATCTGGGCCATTATCCTTTAAAAACTGATATTAAAGCCTTGATGACTCCTGTTGATAGGCCAATCGATGATTATACTGATCTTGAGTTCAGCAACGAAGACGAAACAGCGGCAGTAGATAGTTTTTATACAAACCAAGCGATGGGAATGGACGAATCTCTTTCGTTCACAACTGTTAATATTTTAAATTCTTATGCCAGCATAATCAGCAGAAGTGCGGCTAAGGTTACAACTGAACCTGTTGAAGTTGTAGTTAAAAGAAATGGCGAAATAATCTCTAACCCAAATCTCCCAAATTACGATCTTGATGTTCAGTATTTATGGGAAGATCTGAGTTCAGAAATAAATAAGGGCAAAGTAAAAATTGAAAACCCTTATGCTTTTAGTTCTGGAGTTGTTTATAGATCTTATTTTGCAAAAGACTTTTCGTATTATAGCCAATTAGAAGGAGTCCCAAATACTGGAAGCTCTTATTTTATTTCTTATCCGCAGAATTCTTTAATTAGATATGGTCCAGCGCAATTCAGAACTTTAGTGTTTGCAAATTGGGATAGTGGATATGCATACGCAAGTGGAGAGTTAGTAAGGTTGACAGGAACTACAGGAGATCTCCATTACAAAGCGCTAACGGGACATAGTGGCATTGAGCCAACTGGCGCTGCAAGTGGAGCTTCTTGTTGGAAGGCGGTGTCTTCTCCTGCTTCAGAAAGTCTTTATAAAGCATTATTTGACGCTACAGGCTGGCTACCAACAGACACAAATGCTTGGGAACAAATATCCTCTCCTTCTACTAGCGGTCAATTTAATGATTTAATTAATTTGTTTGGTTCTCCTTATAAACCAGACGCCATTCATGCCGCAGCCATAAACGGAACAAATATTAACAGAAGCTACCTTGAGGGAACTTCGAATGACGATGCCAGATTGAATGCCGATAATTATGCTATGGAATTTTTAGGTTTTTATAAGGTTCCATTTGTTAGAAATAGGGTGATAAATATAGCTGATGCTGAGAATGGAGTTATGTATGAAGTCATAAACCCCGGAGTAACTGGCGGCGTTCAGTGGACAGGCGCGGGCTTAACAGGTGCGGCTGGCGCTGCTATTCCTGTTGTAGCTGGAATGACTTTTACAAAAAACTCAAATCAAGTCACAGGAGATGGAACAATAATGAGGGTAGCGTCTTATAAATTTAAATTAGATTCTGACGACGCTTCTGATTTATATATTGATGGTCAGTTAGCTAGCTCATATTATGGAAATCACGGAATGTATTCGGGTTTTGCAGATTATCAAAACCCAACAGAAGGTGAGATAGAAGATTTAGATTCGACTACATCAGAAATTTATCTGACTGTAGGTTATCATAGATTATATGCTAGATTTCAAGACAGTTTAGGAGGAGAGGGAATTTCAATATATAGAAAAATTGATTCAAATGGAGATACTGTTTATTCGGATTGGACAATAATACCAAAAGAAGAACTCTTTCATAGAAAGACATCTGATTTTTCTGTTAATAGATATGATAAATTTTTGACAAAAAATCTACTTATCGAAGCTTCTGAAACGGTTGTTGGAAAAAAATACAGAATAGCAACAGTGGGCACCATAAATTGGGGATCAATAGGTGCAAGCTCTCCAAGAGTAGGGACTATTTTTGTTAGAAGAGCAGGAACGGTGACAGGTTCTGGAGGTTTTGTTTTCGAAGATGCTTTCAGCCACTACGAATCAACCGCTGCAAATTCAAACAGAATGGTGACATTCTCTTCTGAGCGTCCCATTAAAGATGGCAAAATAGATAAGGGCTTATCTTACTACCAAGCTAAATATAAATGTAAAGTAATAGTAGACAATCAAGAGCAAAACACATCTCCCGTAAAACTTAATATAAGATTTTTACCAACAGAACTTCCACTCGATTCAAACCAAAGAGGTACTTTATCAACCCAAGCTTTTATTGATGTATGAAAATATTAAATCCATACAGATTTTTAAAAGGTAAGGGCGGCGCTGGTGGTAAAAGCGGAAATGATCCAAAGTTAGTTCCGCCACAAGCTCAAAATTTGAGAAGAACTATTTCTCTTAGCGAAACAATAGATATTCTCTGTGAAGGCCCAATTTATGGGCTGGTAGATCAATTTGGCAGAAAAGCATATGGATTAGATATGCTTAAAGGTATTTATTTGAACGGAATACCTGTTATGAACAATAAAGGAGAATATAATTTTAGAAATATACTGATGGAGGTTAATCTTGGGACAGAAAATCAAAAGCCTCTACCAAGTTTTAAAAACGTAAATATTCCAAGAAGCGCAGGGTTTAAATTGCTTGGGCCAATAAAAGCAGTTGATGATGGACAAGAGTATATATTAAACAATAGAGCGGGAGGAAACTTTGTCAATTGGGCAAAAACGGGAGATTGGCCTTCCGAGAACAAAGATCCATTTGTCTTTGTTCATAAAATTAAAAATAAAGATGTAAAGAAGTTAAAAATAAGTTTATTGGTTGAAGCTTTATCTGATACAGTTGACGTTAAAACTGGCAGCACAAATAATATCGGAACATCAAAAGAAGCAACTATGACGTTGTTTTTAACATATGGATTAGAAAACTCTTTCAGCGCAACAAGCAGGACAATCACTATTCGCGGAACTGCAACAAGTCCATTCGCAATGGTAATTGGCGACTCTGAATCTGAAGAAGATGCCGCAGCATCAACAGCGGCGGCAAAAATTGCAACAGGAGGAACGATATCTAATAGCTATACCGCCTCGGCTCCAAGCGGAGGTGGAGGCAGAAATATATCTAATTCTTTGGGTAGTTATAACGAAAATATAGATCAAGATCCTGTGTTAAATAGATAAAAATGCCAATAGAAAAAACATCTCAAGAACAAATAGCGGATAAACTATACCCTACAAATCCCGCTAAAATACTGAATACTATAACTTTTCTTAAGAGAAGGTATTTTAAAGATTTTATTCCTTCTTCGCCAGAAAGAGAATTAGTGAGTGCGGGATATGTCGGTCTTGGAGTTGGAACAGCGGCAACATTTACGTCTGTAACTGCTTCAGCAGCAAAAGGAAGCGCGATTACATTAACAGGTACAGCTACATATAGACTTACCAGAGGAGCAACTGGAACTGTGGTTCCCGCATTGGGACTAGTGGCGCAAATAAATATAGGAAGACTAGATACTGGTTTCGCTTCATTACAAGTTAGATCAACTCCAGCTAATATAAATCCAGATGGAACATTTAGCTTTACAATATCAGGATCAGAAACGGAAAAAATGGTCGCTGGGACTCATACTGTTTATATTGACGCTTTTTCTCCAATAGGTTCAGTAAGGCTAGCAGCTTCTGGGATGGAAAATGATGTAAGAACTTTTGTTATTACTTAACCTTGATTTATAATAAATTATGGACGACGGCTATTCAGATCAGTCACAAGGAAACGAAGATTCAGAGAGCAATTTAACCTATGTCGGTATTGATTCTGGCATGGGGGAAATCGTCCTTCCTCCATCAATTGATGGAAGAGACAGGTTCGTGTCGCTAGAAAAAATTACTCCAGAAACAATCAATCCGTTAGTCAAAAGAGAAATTTCTGTTGAAAGCGTCATCGAGGTAATTGATAGGAGCTTTTCCTATCCAATGACAGCGCATGTGGGATTGAAGTTTGACTCTAGGACTTTTTCTAATTTTCCTAAAAGAGAGTTTGACGTAAAAATGAAGAAGGTTAAAGTTCCTTCTAATTATTACTCAATTGGAGGCAACGGATTAGATAGGCGCTACATATATACTAGCCCAAACTTTGCTGGAGACCCAAGTAATCTTGATATTGCTTTCGTTGTGGATCAAAACATGAATTATGCCCAAAGACAATTGCTGATTAGAAATATCAAAGAAATGATATCTAAGCTGGTGGCTGGATATACATTTGTCCGAGCTTCGATTTGGCAAACATCTGCGACCCAAGACACGACATTAAACGAAAAAACCGGAGAGAAGTTAATTGGTTTTACCTACTATGAAACTGATGATTTTTTTGAAATAGAAAGTCCAGATGCAAGTGGAGGGTCAAATACAAATCTACTCACAAAATTAACTGCCGCATTAAATTTTTCGAATAAAATAACTACAGATCCAACAGAAACTTCAATTGCAAATTTCTTTTTAAGAAGAAGTCAATTTGGTTTAACTGATGAAGCTGGAACTTTAAAAGAAGAAGATGTTTTGAGCAAGATTTGGGTTAATACAGTTAGGAAGGTGGTATATTTTTCTGGATCAGAGCCAGAAACCATGTCTGCAAAAACATATGCAATACTTTTGAACCACGCCCAAGAAAATGCGATTCAAATATATTACATATTTAATGATGCCAACTCTTCTGGGACAAGAACATTAAGAGAACTCGCAGTTGACTCTGGCGGCGGTAAATTTAACTGTAGGCATGATTCTGATATAGAATTTCAAAAATTTTGCAGTAATCAGTTTTACGATCATAACAAAATATATTATGGGGATTGGGATGGCACATTCAAAATAGCTTGGACAGATAATCCTGCATGGGTATTGTATGACATCATCACCGATACAAATTATGGCCTTGGCAATTATATTGATAACAATTCAATAGATAAGTGGACGCTTTATGATATCGGCAGATACTGCGATGCTGTAAATGATAAAGGATTTTTTGAAGGCGTATCTGACGGCAAGGGCGGACTAGAGCCAAGATATACTTGCAATATAATATTCGGCAATAAAGATGAGGCTTACAAGGTAATTAAGGATATCGCTGCTATTTTCAAAGGCATTGTTTATTGGAATACTGAAGGCTTTTCGTTCTTTGCAGATAGGCCAAAACAACCAATAATGTATTTTGCGAATTCTAATGTTAAAGATGGCGCTTTCAATTATACAGAAACCGCTAAAAATCTTAGATACACAAGCGTAGAAGTTGTATATAATGATAAATTTGATAATTTTAAAACTAAAATAGAGTTTGTTGAAGACATGGATGGAATTAGAACGTTTGGCCTAAACCCATTTAAAGTTAATGCGGCTGGATGCACTTCCCGTTCTGAAGCGAGAAGAATAGGCAGATACATTCTTCATTCGTCAATGTTTGAAGCGGACACCGTATCCTTTACTGCTGGATTAGAAGGGGCTTATTTGCAACCTGGTGATAGTT